GCAAAAAAGCAAATAAGTACAAACAAAAAAATACAGTCTGCTTTCTTACAATTAACAGGTACACCATACGAAAAATGGCTCAATGATGCCAATAATAAAATGGTTGAACTGTCTAAAGGCAATCTGTCTGCTAAAGACTTGATGAAAGCTTGGGATGCTTTAAATAAAAATAATCCTAACAATAAACAACAAAAAAAAGACACCAACCCTATCCCTACAGCTTCATTGTCATTGTGGAGAGATTATTATAAACAAATAGGAGATATGCAAACAGCATGGTTGGTATCTCCAGAGCGTAATAATGCTTTTAATAATGGTATTTTATTGGGGCTAAGTGGCGACAGTTTAACAAGTTATGTAGATAACTATAAAGAAAACTTTTTAAAACCTCTAATCAACTTGAGTAAAACAACAACAAACACAATGGCAGATATGTGGAAAGCAGTAGGGCAAACCATGCAATCATCAATGATGAGTTTTTTCGATTACACTTCAAAAGGTTTTATGAATTTTGGAACTTTAGCGGAGAATGTTTTACACCAAGTTTATATGCAGATAGTCAAGATGCAAGTTGTCAGCCCTTTAGTAAACTCTATCATGGGGGGGGTAACTTCATATTTCAGCCCTCGAAATGTAGCTCCAAATACAGCACTAAGTTTAAAGGGTTACTCAACAGGTGGAGTTTTCCAAAAGTTTGCAACAGGTGGGGCTTTTACAAATACAATAGTTGATACACCTACCCCTTTTGCTTATGGTGATAGTTTTGGTAGCAAATTAGGCGTTATGGGCGAAGCAGGAGCAGAAGCGATTATGCCACTTCAAAGACACAATGGAGTTTTAGGTGTAAAATCAACTCCCTCAAATGTTGTCATAAATGTTAAAAATGAAAGCGGTATCCCTATGAACTTTGAGAAAATCGCACAAGCACAGACAAATGACGGGCAGGTTATAGATATAGTTATGAAACATCTTAACTATGATCAAGACTTTCGAACTGCAATAAAAGGAGCATAAATGTATCCAAATTTAAGCCGAAATCCTACTAAAATAAACACTACATATGAAGATGCTACAATCAAAAGCAAGTTTGAAGATGGAACTGTACAAGCAAGAGAAAGATTTACAAAAATAAGAAAAACTTTTGACATAACATATATCTTGCCAATTATAGATAAAAATACTCTCTTGGCATTTTACGATACTGTTAAGCTATCTGGGTCATTTGATTGGATAAATCCAGATGACGGGGTTACATACACAGTAAGATTTAAAAAACCTATCAAATACGATGCAGCCGGTGCAAATATAGTATCAAATATAACTTTTTCATTGGAAGAAGTATGATAGATATAAGTTTAGCAGCAAAACTCGCTAAAAACTCTCTAAGCGATACTGGGAGCTGGTTGGTATTTTTAGATATAGCAAACAAAGACAAAAGCATAGAGTTTAAAATAGTATCCAATACAGAAGATATAACAAGAAACAGTGTTGTTTATACAGCATTTCCTTTTGAGTTAAATGAGATGAGCGAAGCTACAAAAGGGAATCTGCCAACATTAAGCCTGAAAGTTAGCAATGTAGGAAGACTTATTGGCTCTTACATAGAAACTGATCCTGATTTTGGCAGCGGATGGAGTGTAAAGTTAGAGATAGCTCACACTTCAAACATAAATGCTTCAGAAATATATATGGAATTTGTAAGCCTATCATCAACAGTTGATGAGAATTTTGTAACATTTACAATCGGCATGGCAAATCCTATCCGTATGCAAAGCCCTAGACGAAAGTTTATGCCAAATTACTGCCAACATACATTTAAGAGATTAGGATGCACATACGCAGGCACAGACACTACATGCGATAAAACGATAGTAGCGTGCAGAGCTAAATTTACAGGAAGCTCAAAGATACCGTTTTTAGGTTTTCCGGGAATACCTACAAGGGCTATTTATGCGTAATTTGATAGGTATTCCATTTAAAGACAGAGGACGAAGCATAGATGGGTTTGATTGTTATGGGCTTGTTATGTATATCTACAAGCAAAAAGGCATAGATATTCCTGATTATTTTTATGAAAAAGCAAATGATGATGGTGTGGCTATGCACTTTTTAAGTGGGATGAACAATCCATTATGGCAAGAAGATGAGATCAAAAAAGACAATGTAGTGCTTTTTAGGATAGCCGGGTACATAAGACATATCGGATATATGATAGACGATAAGCATTTTATACATGTTTTAAAAGGAAGAAATGTAACTATCGAAAGTGTAGAAGACACAATTTGGAAAAACAGAGTAGCAGGAGCGTATAAATGGTTAAACTAATACGCATAGATAATGTTTTTGACCCTATAAATACAAGACACATAGAAGATTTACTATACACAAAACAGACAGTCTTTGAACTCGTGCCAAAAGATGTGGATGTAGTCGTAAATATTGATGGCATAAATATAACTGACTATAACACCGTCATAAAAGATAATTCACAGATAATAATAGCACCCATACTTGGGAAAGGGGGCGGAAAACAGATACTTAGCATAGTAGCGATGATAGCAATTGCCGCTTTTGCTCCATATGCTACAAACGCAATGCTTGGTAATGGTTTTATAGGCGGAACAGCAGGATGGGGTTTTGGCTCTTTTGTGTTAAATGGTGTGGTTATGGCAGCAGGAAGTATGCTGGTATCTGCGGTATTGCCACCACAAACACCAGACATGGGCAATTTACAGGGGATACAACAAAGCCAGACCTATGGATGGAATGGTGCAAAAACTATGCCACAAATCGGCACGCCTATACCTATCCTTTATGGCACGCACGCACTATATGGCAATATAATAAGCCGAAAAACTGAAACTATAGGAGACGACCAATACCTCTATATGCTCTTGGCTCTATGTGAGGGAGAGATAGAGAACATCAAAGAAGAGGACATTTATCTAAACAATAACCCGATAGTAAACTATGAAGATGTACAGTGGTGGTATAGAAATGGAACTATAAATCAAGATGTTATCCCAAACTTTGGTGATGTAGAGACTCCAAATAATTTTCAAACAAAGTGTGACTATAATACACCAGTAATACAACAGACTATCGGCAATGCGTTAGATGCTTTAAGGCTTAAAATTTCTTTTCCATATGGACTTTATTATTCAAATGATAAAGGTGGACTTGATAGTAGAACAGTAAAATACAAAGTTGAGTATAGAAAAGTTGGAGATACAACATGGACCACAAAATGGACAGATGGAAAAGTCATAGACCATTATGAATATGAGTGGCGAAAAACCATTGAGGGGAATCACTAACGATGTGGAATAGCACTGTATGGTCAGCAGTATCGCCCGGTTATAACTACTATAAGACCGGAGCAAAAAGGGCAGTTTATAAAGATGCAAGTGTTGATTATTTTACATCAAGCGGAGCTAAAAACACAGCTATAAATACTGAAGTCAGGATAGACAATCTTGAAAAAGCTCAATATGAAGTACGAGTAACAAGGCTTACGAAAGACTCTAATAGTGTAAGAGAAAAAACAGATATGTATTTTACGGGAATTGGTGAGATTATATATGATGATTTGACATATCCTACTATTTCTCTTTTAGGGCTAAAAATAAAAGCAACAAGTCAATTAAGTGGGAGCGACCCTACTATAAAGACAATTACAACGAGAAAACAAGTAGAAGTTTTTGATGCAAATGGAGTATCTCAAGGATTAAAATATCTTGATAACCCTGCGTGGGTAGCTTGGGATTTACTCACCAATGAACAATACGGAGCAAATATGCCCTACTCACAGATAGACTTTACAAAGTTTAGCGAGTGGGCATCATTTTGTGATGAGTTGATAGGCGGACAAAAAAGAGAAGCATTCTCACAGTTTTTGTTTAATTTTTTTGGGCATACTAATTATAGCGAGTTGATAGGCGGACAAAAAAGAGCAACATTTAACGGGGTTTTTGATTATCAAAGTAATGTTTGGGAATGTTTAAGCAAGATAGCAACTGTAGGACGAGCAGGCATCATAATAAGAGGTACAAAATACTCAGTTATCATCGAAAAGCCCTCTTTGCCAGTGCAAATGTTTACTATGGGTAATATCATAGAAAAATCTTTTAGTGTACATTATATAGGGCAAGAAGAGTTAGCTACTGAAATAGAGATACAATTCACAAACAAAGATAACGGATATACCAAAGATACAGTATCTATCTTAGTGCCTGAGTATTTCGACCAAACTTTGCACTCTAAAAAAACAACTATCTCTCAAATAGGTATAACAAACAAAAAAGAAGCATACAGAGCAGGACGATATGCACTTGCTAACAATAAATTTATAAGACGACTTGTAAGCTTTGAAGCGAGTGTTGATAGTATAGCGTGTGGCGTGGGTGATGTTATATACTTTGCACACGAAGTGCCGGGATGGGCTGAGAGTGGACGGATAAGAGGGGCAACAGATACAACTATAACACTGGAGAAAAAAGTAAC